ATGGCTGGTTTTTATCGAACCAATTTGGGAAGAGTCGCGCTTCAACAACGTAATATTGCTTTAAATGCCAAACAAAGACGTTTACTTCTATTAATTGATCATGAAGATTTTCAAAGTCTCAATACCGAGTTTAAAAAACGCATTGCTCCACCAGAACTCATTCAACAACTTATTGACTTAAAGCTTATTGCCCCTATTAGTGAAAACGATTCAGAATTTACTGAACAGATAGCTCTCTCAGTACCACCTACCACGAGTTTAGAAGTAAAAGCGCAACAAAAAAGCACCATAGATGAAAATGAAAGTGCCGATTTGACTGGAGAAATTAAAGTTTCTCTAGAACCATCATGCCATTCTTCAAATATTGAAAATACTCAGCCACCAATTCCTGTTCAACAACTTACTTTTGAAGAAATACAACTATTAATGAAACAAAGCTTAAGCCAATACTGTGGGCTTATGGCCAAACCACTTATTCAAAAAATAGAACAAATTAAAAATCTTCAAGAACTAAAAATGTGCCAAATGCAATGGATTACCAGTTTGCAAGAGTCAAGGATTCCCCCTCATGAGCTGGCGCATACGCTTCACTCTATTAATTATTCAATTCAGCTCATTCAGCAAAAGAACTAAAACATAACAAGCTGCTGTTTAATTAAGCATTAAATTCACTTGGTACGTATTTCGTGCTTTACCTGCAAGTGTTTTTTTCCTATGATGTGCCCCACACATGCGCTCGTAGCTCAGTTGGATAGAGTACAGGTTTCCGAAGCCTGGGGTCGTGGGTTCGATCCCCGCCGAGCGCACCAATCTATTTTATAAAATCAATAACTTAACTATATTTTGGCGTATATTTGGCGTAATGCGCTATTTATCCACAGGTTTAGAGGTAATTTTGCTTCTTATCAAAGGTCCATCTTTTACCGTTGTAAGTGACAGTTCCATCCAAATTAATCGGCAACTCTTTTAATGAGTAGTCATAGATTTTAAGAACATTCCCGTTCTTATCTAAATCAGCGGGTAGATTGCAAGTATTTTCCATCCTGCCCGCTTCCGAAACCATGATCATGACTTGCGACATCACAAAGCCCTTACACAAATCGAGACGTTCACATTACTATTAATAGTGTGAGCTGTGCAACCTGAGAAGATTAAGCACAGCAATGTGATGATCGATGCAACTTTGGTACGCTTGCACATATAAGTTACTTCTTTAAAAAGAGTGCTCGCTCTGCTTCTCGGCGACGAACTAGACCTTTCATAACTTTGCCGCCTGCTTTATTCCATACAAGGAATTGGTCAGCAGCGCCTTTGTAGTCACCTTTGTTAAGCAACTTGAGCAAAGTTGAATTCTTTAAAGCACCTGCGCCAATGTTGTAAGTCAGAGAAACCAAAGCATCAAACTGATTTTGATTTAGGGGCACTGTCACAGATTCATTTACTGTTTTTTCAAATTTGGCCAAGTCGTGTTTAAAGTAAGCTTTAGCTTGTTCAGGTGTGCAAGTATCCCCTTTTTTTACCTTCACGCCATTTGGATAAACTGTGGTGCCAGTGCCAATAGTCCAGACTCCTACACCATCGTCATAAGCTTTGAATCGTGTGTCTTCAAATCCTGAAATTAGATTTACACCAACATCACTTGTAGTTTTTCCACCAGGTGCAAGTTTATCGACCACCTTATTTAGTTCGTCTACTTGTGCCTGTGTAAGCTTGCCGCCTGCGATCACTCGGGCAGCATCGAAGAATGGTTTAGTTGTCATTGGATTCACCTTTCTTTTTCTCTAACTCAGAGCTACCAAAATAAAAGCCACATGCAGTTGTCATAGCCCCAGCAATAAAACCCAATGCCGTATTAATCAGATTGCTGTTTTCTCGCGGCATATCCACAAAAAATAAAGCAATCACTAAAACAAACATCAGTCCCACTAATGCGAAAGCTAGATAAGCTCTTGTGTTTTCACTATTCATCGTCCTGCTTCCTCTAACCGTGAAACCTTCTCTTTAATTAAAGATTGATCTTGGCTTAATTGAATAATTGAAGATCCAACCCACGCACACAATGAAAATACGATGCCTGCAAAGATGCCAAGCAGTACACGCAATACAGAAAGACCGCCATCTTGCGAAGCTGTACGATTTTCCAAATTCGCGACTTTGATATCCAATGTATCGATATCTTTTTTGTTCTGTTCGCTAGTTTCCTTATGTGCTTCATTAATGAAAGTCAGTCGAGTAACATGATCTGACAACATGCGAATATCACTCTGAATGGAGTCGATTTTCTTTTCAAATCTCAACCCATATGATTCATTTTCAGTCATGCCTTCCCCCTTTCGTTTAGGCAATAAAAAAGCCCTAACTTATTAAAAGCTAGGGCTTGTGGTGGTTGGTTGGGTATTAAAAGATTAAATTATTAAAGTTATAAAGATATTCTGCAGATGGCAATATTAAAACTTTAATAATATAAGGTATAATTATGTACAATATTAAAAGAAAAACAAACAAAGCATCTCTTTTCTTAATATAGTAATCAACTACATAGTAGATTGGGAAAACATATAAAAATGCAAACATATTCCAAAATCTATAAAATATACCAATGTGCATCATTTGAATAATCATAAAGCATGTGACAGCCCACAACTTAATAGTAAAATCAAAATATAAATTTATATTCTTCTCTTTAACATATATCAGCCAAAACAATATAAACAAAGGTAAATAATATAGTTTGGTTACTATCGACAATGTTGGTCCAGCATCAAAAAATGAGCTGTCGACATAATAAGAATAGTTACCAAAAATCAAACCAATAAGTGGGTTGTTCGCAAGGATATTAATTATAGATCCAAAGTTTATAGTATAAAGAAGCGTACTAAATACAAATGCAAAAAAAACTATTTTCTTATTATTTGGGATTAATGCTACAAGATAAAAAGATAAATACAATAAAACCGACTTATGTAGAAAGGACAGCGCTAAAATGCATAATAAAAAAATCAAATGTCTTTTTTTAACAAAAAGATGTATTAAAAAAGGAAGCAGTGAAATAATTATACTTTGTCTTAAGGTGTTGAATGATGTGTTGTATATTCCAGTTGCCGAAAAGTATATAAAAAATATTAACCATGCTTTATAGTCGTATTTATTTTTCAAAACAAATAAACTGTAAAAAAATGATAATGATATAATTAATGAGAATATTATAAATACAAATTGGTAGTGATTGAAAATTTTTGCAAAATCAATTATCCATAAAAAAAGGTACTCACCTTTTTCAGCATATAAGTATCTTTCTACAGCATTACTATAGATACTAATGTATGAATAGTAATCGGTTCCAACATCTTTCTGAAAAGCCATTGGGATATAAAAAGCAAGAAATGTGGGAATCCAGACAATAAATTGTTTAAAAAAACTTAATGACTTAAGGTTTCTTGTCGCATACAGATAGAGTGTTGAAGATAAGAAAACAAGCAAAAATAGCATTACTTACTTTCCTTTACCATTTTTTCTATACACCCTGTTATTGTGCATGAATTTGATTCTGAGATAGAATTTTCTTTACCTAAAAGAATAAAGCATGAAAGAAAAACCATAAGGCCAAGAAAGGCAGCAACATACAATATTTTCAATTCTTTCCTCGATCTCATTTGATTTAGAATTCGTCAAGTTTAAACAACTTTTGATGATGTGCAAGGCTAGAACCTAAATTTAGGTTCTAACCCGCACTAAACTTTAGAATCCAGAACTCAACGTAAATGAAACAGTGAACCCCCGAAGGGGTTAGTTTAACTCGTTGCTGTAAATGCAACTGTAAACCTGTATGGATCTACCAGAGCTCCGGTAGAATCTCGCCAGAACACTTTGAACCCAGCCGCTTCCGCGTAAGAAGTCCACGAACCGGCATAAGTTTCGATCATTTGCAACCCATGAGTAGCTCCTGAGCCAGTTCCCAATCTAGAACCCATTAGCGGCGAGCCAACAAGAATATGCCCGTTTGTAATTACTGAAATGTTACCCGAAACGCGCTCAATTCTATAAACTCCAGTAGACTCTTTGACGATTTGCCAGCCATTGTTGTTTTGAGGTGTGCTAAAAGACTGATCATAAGTCAGCATCATTGGTGCATAGAATGCACCCGCGTTGTTAGAACCATGATTATACGTACTCCATTTACGAGATAATTTAGTGTACGTATCCGATGCAAGATACTGAGCGCCAGAAGCATCTGCGCCGATAACACGGCGTTTAGTTAATGGTGTTACAGTAGTAGAGTTAATATGTGTTTCGTCAATGACAGCATTACCTGTTTTAAAGCCGCTAGGTAGCATTAGCATCTTAGCTTTGTTGCCTGCTGCAACGATTGATATACCGTCCGCACTAACCGACACGCCACCGTAGTTATTTGTTGACAAAGAATCTAGTATTGGTGATGTTTTTGATGTCCAGCCGCCTAATAATTTAACATAGCCAGTAAAGCTATTTCCATAACAGCTATTAGCACCAGTGACTTCTAGCCAGTCCTTTGACGTTGCTGTCTTTAAGTTCTCACACCAGAATTTACCAAACCCGCAATGCGCCACAGTTCTAGCTTTGATACCACCATTCATGCTTTCAAAAATAATATTATCGAAATCACTACCATGAATATCTCTATCAAAAATCATTGCATAACCGTCACCTAATTGGAAATACATGTTATGGAATGTTCCGGTTGTACTTACACGGTTATTAGGATCTTCGCAGTAGATACCAGCGTTTTGAGAGTAGTACAACCAAGCGTTATTGATGTTAAAGCCAACAAGTGCCTCTTTTACTACGATTTGATTGTAAAAGTTTACAATCGTGACATAAGAAATATTTGCTAAATACCCGTCGATTTCAACAAATGAAACTTGTTTTCCGGCTCCATTAGAGCATCTTGCAGTAAGATTTTGGATTGTAGGACCACAATTAATGAATGCCGTTTTACCCTGAAGATCAGGGCTTGAGCCATCAACATCAATACAAGATAAATTAAAATAGGTTTCACTCGGCTTGCCCATGCCGGATCCGACTAAGTTTTTACCTTGTAGGTCTACTTGCTTAGCAACTCGATAGCGACCTTGTTTTCCTAGTTTAATTTCCATTCCAACGTGTGGGCTTGATGCGTAAGCATTGAACGCATCTGAGTTGTCTTTTGTGTTGTCACCAATTCCACCAAAATCATCAACTGTAATTTCAGACTCATCAAGCGCCTTAATCCAACGACCGTTAGGAGCATTAACTACTAAAAATCCATCTGCTTGCATAGTTGAAGATGCTTTATAAACAAAATTTCCTCCCGCAATGAAAGGTAAAGCCACCCCATAAATTGGCTTTAAGACTGATTTAACGTAGACAGTTCTACCATCCCAAACGTTAGTAATATTGATTAAATCTGCAATACATTCTACATGAGTAATGGCTAATGCATTGATAGTTCCTTCATTGATTGCTTCATCAATCATAGAGAGAAACATATCTTTTAGAATTTGGTCGCCTTTAATACGATCAGCAATTTCTTTTGATAGATCAGTAACTAATTGAGCAATGTCATTAGTATTTTGATCTACGTTTTCTTGTAAATTGCCAAGCCATTCATCAATCGTATTTATTTGGCTTTGTAGGTTGTCGTCACCAGCAATACGGTCAGCAATCTCTTTGACCAAAGCAAGCCAAATAACCTGATCTCGATAGCCAAGTTCTTGAAGCTTCCACCAAATTAAGTCAAAGTCTTTATTTACAGGTGCTGGGCGGAAAGAATTGTTATAAGACTGATACTCTGTTGTTCTTCGGAAAGGAGTGTTTCTTTCAATTGTAATGAGCACACCATTAGAAGGTGCAGAATTGAAAGTTATTGAGCCGCCAGTAAGGCTCCATGATCCAACTGGCGCTTCTTCCCCATCAAGAGATACAATCAAGTATTCAGATTTATCACAGTCAAACGTAAGCGGATAAACTGTAGTGGTTCCATTCGCTGTATATTCTATAAATGGCGTCTGTTCTGGTACTGCCATAGCCTACCCCTAATCAAAGTCTACTGTGGCTTCGTATACGCCACCGTTTGTTCTCCAATTAGGCGTTTCTTCATAGTCTGTTTGGTTGTGTGATTTACCTATGCGTATAGGTTCATCAGATATTGCACCTGCTAATGAATCTAATGGATCATCAATCTGGTTCGTAACTGCTGGATTCCATGAGCGCATAATACGAACTTCAAAACTATCATCTTCTGGCTTATCTGGATCATATAAAACTGATACATGAGCCCATAGAACACCCGAATTTAATGGGCCTTCAATAGCTCCTAAAATCCTTAGGTTTTTATTCTTAGTTTCTTTTATTTCAGTTACACCACATCTAACACCTTGTTGTTTGAGGCAACTCTTTAGAACACTTGGGAAAAATCCACCTACACCATTTGTTTCAACCGTCACTCTAGTAATGTAAAACTCTTTAATAAGTTGAACTAATTGATAGACCTGTCCACCTATAATGTTGTGGCCTGATTCATCCGTAGGACCCACTTCTCCTTTCAGGCTAATAGATCTATGCCAGTACATTCGGCCTTGTTCATCATGAAGAATTAGTGCAACAGATGAGATATCTGAATCTTTCTTCCCTTCAGATGGATCAACACGTAGAGAAGCAGAAGCAATTCTGACATTGCCTAACATCATTAATGCAACGCCATTGGCATATTTTAAAGTTGGTTCACAGTCATATGGGATCAACTTGTCAGGATCAAGACGAACATCACCAATAGGCTTAGCATGTAGTTGGTATTGTGAATCCCATTCATTGATAGTTCGACACTTTTTACGTCGTTTTGTCATTTCCTGTTTAGTGAAGCGTTCAGGCCATAGTGCTTTGGCATAAAAGTCAACAAATGAATAGTCATCAAGAAGTGTTACTTTATAGCCATTGCCATGTTTTTCTATTGTGTAGTGCTTATTCTCTTCTAGGCACTTACTATATTTATGAATGCCACTAAAAACATATTCAGGATAGAAGTTTAGAACTGCTTCTCTTCGCCCCTCTATTCGATATTCATGTTCAAACATCCTTCTAATAAAGCAGTTTGCCCCAGCCTCAATCATTTCTTTATAGATTGACTCATAGCTGTGTGGAGTCCCAATAAATAGACTTGTTCCACCAGGAACTAAAATATGGGTCTGCTCTGTAAGGCTATGTTTTAATTTTTCTCGATTTTCTTCTGTGGCTACGTTCTTCTGTACTTCTACGTCATCGTTTTGGATGTGTTTGGCACGTTGTCCAGTTACGCTTGATAAAATGCCTCGCGCATACATAGAGCCATACTGTTCATCGTTAGAGCCTTCTACCCACCATTTAATGACCCCACCATGAGATTTCTTTACATTATTAAGTTTACAAAGTGGGTGATTGGCAAGAATACGAACTACTGCACGACTACACTTAAGAGCATCAATATTTGTTGCTCCTTGATGTAGTACTAAATCATCAACATCACGATAGAAGCGCCAAGCATTAAATACAGTTACTATCCCTGATTTATTATGCCCACGTGGAAGCATGAGAAGGTTATCAACTTCATCAGATAGATTTTCCATCCATTCACATGTTTCAATGTGGAATAAGGGCGTTTCCCGCCCTAAGTATTCATCCCAAAGAACATAGAATTCAGCAAAAGATGCTTTCATAATTAACTATAATTTGACTTAGCTTTAACACTTTGAATAATCGCTTTGGCTTTATTTTTTAAATTTTCCTCATATTTTCTTTGTGTTTCTTCATCTGTACTTGCAGGCGGAATAGTCCCCTGTTTCATTCCAATTATTTGGCTAATCTTTGCAACTGCTGAGCTACATTGGTTAAACCCCTTATATAGCCAAACCTTATCGCCTCGGTCCTCTTTTGACTCAAAACCTAAATCAACAGCAGCGAACCCGATTTTCAACATATCATCGGTCATCATCTCCTGAAGTTTTTCTAATTCTGCTATTTGATCATCACGCATAAAAAAGCCCTCGCATATAATTCATATATACAAGGGCTTATGTAGTGGTATGTTGGGCGGTTTACTGGACTACCCGTTCAAAGTCAGGTGCACGAATATCGGTAACATCATCACCCCAGAAACGCTCGCGGTCTTGTTGTCGTTCTGCTTTACGCAAAGCCTTCTCACGATAGCCGGGTGCAATAGTGTCTTGAACTTCATCAAAGAACATTCGGTTAATTGCTGCTTTTGTATACCATAAATTTTGTGCTGGTATTTTACCTTTCACAAATTTGAAAGCCTCATTGCCGAAATTGGTGTCCTTGCCTTCATTGTACTGAGTTAAATTACCAACCGTTAAGCCTAATAGAGCGGTGAAGTCACTACCAAGTGGACCAGATACAAACGAGTTCGCATCGCGACCAGAAGTGTCAGTACCAGCAACAAGAATATCTCCTAGAACTGGCACTCCGCCACCAGCTACAACAGAACGCATAAAGAAACTAGTTGCCTTTTTAGGGTCATTACTATCATAAATGGTTTGTGGATCGTTACCGTTTAGGATTTCACGTAGTTGTACGACCAAACCGCCTAGCAACGTCATACTAACCATAAGGGGTATTGCATATGCTGCCTTGCCTTTTAAGCCTTCTTGAGCCATTGTGCGGCTACCTTGTCGCATCAAGAATGAAGCCGAGAATGATTTAAATTGCATTAAGCCTTTAAATACCTCACCTGTGATAGTCCCTTTCGCGCCTACTGTCATCCATGTGCGTTCACGAAGCCCTGCCTCAATAACAGCCATACCCTGTTCATCAAGTAAATGTGCTTGAAGTTGCGAGGCTACTTGATCTTTAACTTGTTTTGGATCACCGAAAGCTGTCAGTTTTTCATCTGGAATTTCATAGATAGAACGAGCTGACATGAGTTGATTGCCTTTGCGGTCTACAACTGGTTCAGCTAATTGGAAAACTTGCCATGCTCGCTCATCTAAACCCGTGTTTGAAAGTAGTTCACGGTCTTGTACGTCTAAATCATTCCAAGCTTTAGAACGGCTTAAGCGGCCGTATTTCTCCATTAGCAACTTAGTGAACCCAACTTTAGAAGCCGATGTAAGTGCATTGAGGAATGAAACACGCATAACTTGAGTAGCAATCCCGCTTGATATACGAGCTAATTTTTCAGATTTACCATAAGTTGATGTAAGCCCATCATCCGACCAGCGTGCAATTGACCCTAACATTTCCTCAGTAGCCAATCCTAAACTATGCGCTAGTTCTCGATCTGCTTTATTGGCTGGGTTAAGCTGCTCTATTAGCCCACCAAAGGCTTTACGGTAAGATACGTTATGTACACTGGCATTTTTAGCAATGGTTGCTTGATCTGCCAGTGATGCAATTGTGGTGCCGCCCAACATTGAAGCCACATTCATAGAGCGATAGGCAAGGCCTAAGTTTGCTAAAACTTGTGACTGTGGAGAGTTACCACCGCTAAACTCGTCAAACATTATTTGAGCACGCTTACGGCTGCTCTTGGTCTGGTTTTCTTCAATCCCTTTTTCCCAGTCCTTTTTGGCTGCGGCATCCATTAAAATTTTTAAAGCTGTTTTTGGATTACTACCTAAATTCTCAACCATAGCAATATCTTTCGATAAGCCATTAATGTGAGCTTCGACCAAGTCTACAAACTGCATGCCGCCAAATTCTGATTGATATTCAAGCCATGATTCAGCATCTTTGAAATGCAAGACACGACTTTCACCATGACGGTTAGTTACTTTTGAGTTGCCGCCTCCAGTAGCTTGTCGCCCAACTTCGATTTTATTTGCCCCATCACTTGATAGAGTGTCATAGGTATATTCAAGCAATGAGCGTATTTCCTGCTGTGAGTAGTAATCACCGTTCTCATGCACATATTGGCGTGTGTCGATAAGTGATTCAGCTTTGTTTACCCACGCTTCTTTGCCAGCTTTAGCAATTTTTTCTAGGTTATGCGTTTGTGGCAATCCCCAATTGTCTAGCTTTCCAATGTCGCCACCGTTCCGGTTAAAACGGTCACGCATGGTTTCGAAAACATCACCCATCTTGTCACTGATCTTTTTAGCTAATGCATCGCCAGTGTTTTCGCCGAAGCGCTCACGGACAATTTTTTGAACTAACTCTTGGTCTGTAAAAATTCCCAAGCCGCCTTTAATGTTGGTGTAGAAGTCAACCAACTCACCTCGATAGATTGAGGCAATCCCACGTGCTTTAGAGTCGATTGACTGAATGCCAGACATATCACCATGCGCGGCAACCATGCGGTCTATGACTTCCATTGATGACAATTTGCCATGGTCTAAGGCTGCAATGTTTTGGGATTGCTTAAGGATGTCTTGAGCAGCAATTTTATGCTTGCGCTTTAATTGTTCTTGAATATCGAGAGCAACTTGCTTTGATGCTTCTGTTAATTTTTCTGCATCGGAAAGGTTGCGCCAGTTATTAATATCTTTGCGTGCAAGATTGCGCATCGTTTCATTGATACGTGCTTCAATGTCTGTTGCTTCTTGTGATGTAAGGGATTGCTTGCCAAGTGCTTTAGCTACCGCTTGTTTGCATTGTTCTTTCATTTTTTATGCTGCTCCAAATTGTAAAGCACAGTTAAGTGCGGTCTGTGCTGCTAATATATCTTGTTCTGATTGCTTAATTTCTGCTTCAAGTTCGGCATGATAGTCACGTAATGTCATGGTGAATTCTTCAGGTTCCCCCATTGAGTTAATGCGATTAACTGCAATCGGTTGATCTGGATTTGAGAAAATCACATCAAGCGCGGCTTTTTCTTCTGGTGTTTCGCCAAACAATGAGCCTTGTCGCGGGTCGCCCATGTTTTCAATGGCCTGAATCTCAGAGTTAATGGATTCACTAATTGCCTTTGCGCTATTGCGGTTATTATCAAAGACCTCAAGAAATCTTCTTGCTCCATCACTTAATCCATCATCAATAAGTTGGCCTTGATTTAAATAGTCACGAACCTGTAAGCCATTTGCTTTTAGGTCTGTAAGCTTTTGTGCAGCTTGCGCCAAGTCTTGAGAAATAGTGTTCTCAAAACGTCCACCTTGTTTCACTAAATCATTAAGTTGTGAAAGTTGCGGTGCCGCACGGAGTAAGGCGTTTAGAACGTTTTTACTGTCATCATCTAGGTTTTCAGATAGACGAGTTACAAGGTTAGAATCGCCATAGGCACGCTGTACGATTGCCGATTCAATTCGGCGTTTACCTTCTTGGGATAAGCGGCCATCACCAGTGATTACTGATCCGCGCTCAGACTGTGGCAATTGGTCTACAAAGCTACGGACATAATCCATAGAGCCATCAATATTGATTGAACCATCATTATTGATTTTTAGTAGTGTCGAATCTGGCAGACGATCAACATCACTCATAGCGCGCTCAGTTGCGCTGAATTGCGCTACATCGCTTTCATTGGCTAAACGGGAGAAAGCTACACGGTCAACATCACTAAGACGTGTACGCACTAAAACAGGCTGATTTAAACCTGATATATCCATGCCTCTACTATTCGCCCAATTCTGAACAAATTCTCGGTATGCATCTGCTCGGCCATTATCATAAGCACGACCAATAGCCAATGTACGACCATTACCAGATTCAACAACATTATCGGGGCCAATGATTGGTGCACCGTCTGATAGCTTATAGGATTCACCAAGTAACTCAGGCTTTAAGTCATCGGCCATACGTTCAATTTGTTGGCGTGATGCTTCACGGGTCCGGTCACGTGGCTGTAGTTCACTTGGGTAAAGCGGATTTACACCGTATAACTGGTCGTTAGACGCTACCAAATCAGTCCAATCTTTTACTTCATAAGCGAAATCATAGCTTGAACCATCCATCCCATAGGCTGTGCTTGTTTCACCGCCATAGCGTGAGCTTAGCTGGTTCCATTTGTTGCGCCATTTGTTAATTGCTTCGCCAACTGTCATGCCAGACATACCGTTATTTTTAACGATAGCATCGGCATTTTTAGCATCGTACGAACGCACTACATCAATTAATGGGCGGCTAGGATCAGCTTTAAGAACTTTGACAGCTCCCCCTGGTCCAAGTAAGTGACCTAGATATTGCTCATGTGCAACCGGATCACGACCTAAGTTTTTACGTATGTAATTATTGGCCTGCTTAATGTGCTTTAAGCCGATGCGAATTTGCTCATCAACATTGTTGCGGTCTTTACCGCCTAAGTTTTTCCAAGAGTCATCTAAGACTTGGAAAAGACCATAAGCGCTTGATGTCGGGTTTTGCGCTGTATGATTAAATTTGCCGCCTGTCTCAATATGACTAATTGTCAAAGCTACACTAGGGTCTATACCATCTTGTTTTGCACGTAGTGCAATCTGTTTTGCATTGGTAGGTAGTGAGCTAGTTGCATAATCAATCGTGTTTCTACGCGGTTCTCCTTGCACTGTGTTAGGCACACTAACTGGCTGGCCTTTTAAAATTTGTTCCGTAGCAGCATCTAGGTTTTGATAGTGTTTGTTTTGCTGAACTGGATCTGTAGTTCGAACTGGTAAAGTTGTGTCTTCAAACTCAAAGCTATTTTTAACCAGAGCATCATTTAGCGCATCATTACGAGTTTCAAAATCATCTGAATTAAGCTGGTTAATTTCAGCGTCAACGTCTTGGTCTAATTGATTTTGTCTTGAACCTAAGTAACGTGCACCACCAAACATTAATGAGTTAATAAGCAAATCAGTCGCCACTGATTCGCCTGTAACTTCATATTGCTTAGCCTGCTTATCATAGCCTTTAGATTTTAGAAGTTGCTCACTTGCATATTGCATACCAGTGTTCAAGCCAGTGGCACCACCAACCGACAATGCAGCATCAGCAACTAAACCACCTGAACCTTTAAAGCCATAACCAATAGGTAAAGCAGTACCAATCGCATCACCAACGGCATTTACACCAGCTACTTTCAAAGCTGTATTTTCATCTACGCCTTTACGGGTTAAATCAGTGTAAACATAATTACCAGTTGAACCACCTGTTAAAGTGGCTGCACCTAATGTGCCACCTGTAGCAACGCCTAGAGCACCACGCCAGAGATAATCGCCAAGACCTACACCGATATTCCCGACAATGCCTGTATTGTCTTTGTCTTCTAGGTCAGCAATGGTTCCATAAACCAGATTGTCGCGCGCTTTTTCACGCTTAGCCTTGAACTCTTCATACGGTTCAATAAATTCGTTTGTAGAAACGTCTTTCAGACTATAGCTAACACGGTCTACGACGGCATCAATCGGCGCCGAAATTGCATCACCAACTTTGTTAAGACCAATTGCCATCCCACGAAAAGGTGAAGAGATAGCGCCATCGAAAATACCAACTTCCTTTTGAACAGTTGGCTTGCCAGTAATCCCTTTTCTTTGGAGTTCTTCTACTGACTTCTGCTCATCATCTGCAAATGTGTCATACCAAGTCATTTAGTCACCCCATCCATCGTGATTCTCCAGATAGCATTTTTAACTACCAATTGCTGCCCTCGTTCGTTAATCAGGTCGTATTGAATTGCACCTGTACTTGATGGCTTGCCTTGGCGTAAGCGGAACTCTTTTAAATTATTGACACTAATTCCAGTTTGCTTAGAGATAGTTTGATAGCCCTTTTCAAGTTGAGCCTCAAAGGCATCATCAGTAATTCCATAAGGCTTCGTTACTTTCCAATCTGAAACCTTGTCCCCTCTGTAGTTTCTGAATGAGGTTGGCTGTGTGTATACCCCACCAGTAGCCATGCCTAGTGCGGTATTAAGAATTTTTTTATTAGGCGCTTCATCTTTTGAAGTATGACTAAATCCACGCTCGTTCATGGTATCCGCATATACTGCCTTAAACACTTCATAAGCATTATTAGCATTAGTACCAGTTAATGTCTGGCCCACATATTTGTTAAAAGCCTCTCTCATGTCATCTTCTTTTGGCATGATTAACTGTTTATTTTTTAAAAGTTGAGTACCAATAACAATAGAGTTTGCTAGTTCTCGACCTTCCGTTGATCTATAGCCATTAGCTTTGGCTACGCCTGCCATAACATAGTTTGAGTTACCTCCGCCTAACTGACCCAATGCAGCACCCCAAATTTTCACCCCATCCTTTACGCCTTTGGTTTGCTCAATCATAGAACTAATTAAATTTAGTTTTTGATCTACGGTTGCTTCTTCCCATGCCTGCTTAGCTGCTGGTAACGCTTCATTTGGAATAGGTTTGATTGTTGCATTTGGATCCTTATCACGCTGTGCTACTTGATAAGAACCAATGGTCACAATGTTTTTAGCAAAGTCACTAGGATTAACTTTAAGCATTTGCGGATTTAATTCAGGTAAAAGCACACCTTTTTCACGCAAAGCTTGAGTCGGGTTTTCCTTAGCTGTTTTAAGCTTATTGTCATAAATGCTTTGATAGGTAGCTAAAATTTTATTTTCTGCTACTGGATCAGCCGATGAGCTATTTTTCATCTTTGCTTTACGGTTGTTAATTTCGGCTAGCTGCTGGTTTGTAGGCAAAGCTTGAAAGCGAATAAAGTCAGCAGATTGTTGTTTATAAAACTGATATTCCGCTTCTGATGGTGTGCCTTTTACCGCTTGCTCAACATCACTTTGATATTTCAGATCCAGCGGACGACCAGTCAAAGTGCTTTGGATAAATTCATTAACAACTTTCTCAGCCTCATTAATGCGCTTGTTCTCGTTAACTTGTTGACGTTGCTCAAGTGTAGTGATTTTACTTTGTATTTCAGTTTGAAATTTCTGTACTGTAGAACCATCGATAAATTTATAGTCCTTCAAGCCTGCTGCTGTAGCTCTTAGAGCTTCAATATTATTCCCTGCAATAGCTTCCGTGATTTGTGAGTTAATATCATTCACATCACGCGCAGTTTCATACTTGATTACGAGTTCGCTTTTCTGCGCCTCAGATAGAGGAAGTCCCATTAAATTATCAGAAAGGTATTTCTTACCTTCTTCACGACTCATGCGTGTAGCTACATCTAAATAACGGTCGGCTAAAACACCGCCTTTTTGCTCATCTGCGCGTAACTGTAAAGGCAAGAAAGAAGTACGTTGGCGCGTTACGTTGCTATCCCAGTATTTTTTTAAATCTTCTTGAGCGTGGCCCGGCAAGCTGTTTTGTAGCTCAGAAAACTTAGCATTCGACCAAGTGTTAAGTTCTTCATCGGCTTGCTGTGTAGTGATTACGCCATTACCAAGACGGTTTTTAATATCAACCACCTTGTCGTTAAAGTCAGTAGATAATGACTCATCAAGCTTTAACTGCCCTTCTTTAGCCTCAAGCTGGTTGTTATAAAGCTCTAGGTTTTTGGCTGTTACTTCTTGCTGTCGTTGCTGCTCATCAATAATACGGCCTTGTTGTGTAGCAACTTGGCCGAAATTACTTACAGCATCAGCAAGCATATTCAAGTTACTTTGAGGCAAGCGTGTTTCCTGAACTTCGGGAAGTGCGTTGCCAAAGTTGCCCATTGGGATACGCGCCATTATTTCCACCCCTTATTAGCTGAAACGCCTGCCGACACCATGTTTAATGCACCAGAAGCCAACGCGGTATTTGCATTTTTACCGTACTGATCTGCCTGCGCCATTAAACGCTGTGATGCGTTATAACCAGTTTGCCGCGCAATCTCTGCGTCATATTGCCCAGCCTTCTCAATCTCATCATTAATTTTAAGAGCTGTACCTTCATTCACATCTAAACCGTTGGCTGCTGCTGCTGCACGTGCCATTGACTGTTGTTTGGCTTTCTGCTTTAGAATTCGCTCTGCTTCTAAACGGCCTCTCGAAGCTTGCGCTGATGCGTCTGCTTCTGCCTGTTTCTCTGCTGTTTTAGATTGTGAGTAAGCTGAATATCCCGCTAAAGCTGCACTTGCTACGGCAGCAGCGGCACCGACTGCTAACCAAGACATAATGCAATCTCCTTTGGCTTATGACCAATTGAAGCTAGGAATGCTTCAATCTCATGCTCAGGAACAATCACATCACGTTCAATGGCTTCCAAATCGGTTTCATTTGTTGGATGAATGGTTAGCCAAGAAGTATCTTGATGGAAGTAACCTATTCGCATTGTCCCAGCTTGAGATTTAATAACCTGGGGAGCTTCTAAATACTTCAAGCCATCTTCAGTAATAATGGTTAAAGCACCTTTCATCAAAACGTTTAAGTGTTCTGTACGATGCATTTTGCTAATACAGAAAGTTCCCGCTTTTGCATCCATCTGACGTGAATAAACACCTGGTGCAAAATGGTGTGTAATTGGGAACTCTGCTGGCTCAAGTTCACCAGATTCTAATTTTTGCTCTGTTTGTTGTTTTAAATCTCGCACCACATCAATGTAGAGCTTGTTATGTATGTCTCCTAGAACATAGGTTAAAAGCTCTTTATTGTCTGGCGATATAACCTCAGTCATGGGCTAACTCCATATCAAGTACAGTCCCGTATTCGCGCAAGCCAAAATGCTTGTACAAACGAATACACCCAAGAGATTCAACGCCCGTTGTAGTGCCACACTGGATGCGATCAGCTTTAAGAATTTTTGCCCAATTGATAAAGGCGCTTACTAACATGTAAGCAACCCTTGTCTTGCGAAAATCTGGCTTGACATACATCACATAATCAAATGCAATTTTCTGATTGTTAAACCAATCCTTGCCTATCCCGCCCGCAAAACCACCGCACAGCAAACCGTTATGCTCAACTACAAAAATCACCCCCTCTTTGAGCAACTTTTTAAAATGGTTTTCTGCTGATTCTGGGCAATAGTGCCGATTCTGGTAGTTTGGCGCCTCATCAATAAATGATTTACCAAACTCGACCAGTGTCGGAATATCGTTAAGTGTGGCAACACGAAGCTTCATGCTTATCGCTCATTAACTGAAATCTCTATAGCTAAAGCTTGCATGTGGAAAGGAAGTGGTTTGTTAAGTGATATTTTGATCTCTGTTTCGTACAGATCGCCAAAGTCCCCCCCTTCGTAGATGTGCCGCCCTGTAAATAGGCTCTGTCCATCCATAGGCGTGTGATTGAAGTCAAATAGCTCTAGGACTTCTCCATTAAATAACGGCCCTAATGTTTTCATGAAGAAGAATGCAACGCGCTGAATTTTGGCTTTTGAGAGAATTGTAGTTGCAGGATTCTGTGACAACTCAGGCGGGAATAGGTCCACTAAACCATCAAATGCCATACCTAATTGGATCTGTCCTGTCTCAGTATCATTGAGGATTTTTAAATTATTCCCTTCCCTCTCATAAGGCACTGTGTAGCAATAACCATTTGTTGTTTTAAGCAAGTCAAACTTATTTAAATAAAGGGTATTAGCAACGCTTACTGTATTGCTGGTAATAGGTACGGAACGTTGTGAATCCATATTTGCTGCCTCATGGATTTCTTCTAGGCATGTGGTGCCATTCCGGTTAATCAACAAGAAGCATTGATCACTACCCAATTTTGTAGGCAACGAACAAAGTGAAATTGCCGTACCACCAAAATCATGTTGTGCCCAAGCTAGTACTTCTTGATCTCGGTTAAAGGTAATTGATGCGAGTTTTCCATCTCCAAGTTTGCACCAGACTAATGATTGCGGCTCTTGCTGGTATGTAATCTCGTCAATTCCACCGTGTTCTTCACCAATATGTGAAGCTAAAACACTAATCTCAGGTGATACAAGGCCGTCAACCTCATAACGATATGACAAAGCTCTTAAACGCTCGCCACCGCGCTGCACAAACAATAGTTCATTACCCACACGACAAGGACGAGTAAGCGGATATGCTCCATATGAAGTATGTTCATTGATCTCAACTGATGTCGGAGTAAGCGCCCCATCAGCACTAATCATGTATTCACCACCCGAGGTCAAACAAACAACGCCACGTGTCGCTTCAAGAAATAAGATTGAGTTAGATAAACCAGAAGCTGAAACTACACTAAAAGCGTCAGCGTCTTCTGTTGTCTCTAAGAAGTTGGCATTCCCAGCTACAGCACTAAACCAGATCTTATTAGGTGAAACTTTAGTATTAGCTAAAACAAGGCGCTGCTTGAAGAATGTCACACATCTTGGATAGCCATTTGTTGCATTAAAAGCTGGTGGCGTAATGGTCCATGATCGTTCAATAGCTGGTGTAACAGATTCAAGAGCCTTAACAACTTCACCAAGAACTTCATTTGCATTATTGAACTTAGTGATTTTGATTATCCCTCCATTTACATCAATATAACTTCCAACATCAGCTGCAGTAAAAACATCTGAAACAGATGAAGTTACTTCCACCCAATATTCAGGATTAGTTGAAGGGATTTTGTTTGTACTGTTTTTTAATGCCTGATAGTACTTCCCAGAATAAGTGACAACATCATTAGTCACATAGTCAGCAGTTTCATTCCATTCTGGCACTGGGGTACTAACAAAAGAAATTGTTGTGCCTAACTCCTTTGCACTTGGTGTCCCCTTACGAAATGGGCTTCGTGCACTCTCATCATCAAGTGGCGGATGAACAAAACCAAATAAAGCCATCTCCCAATTTGTATAGTCCTCAGAACATCTAAACCGATAAACAGGCACTTGGTTGTGAGTCATAAACATACTGTACCGGTACTGCACAAATTGAACTTCATTTACTTGCGCAGTTGTATAAGGAGAGCTAAGCGTAGTCACAATTGTGTAGGTGCGTGGGTCATAAACAACCAGTTCATTATTTTTGAAAATTAATAAATAGGTCTTGTCTGAGTTCACAACAAAAGGGATTAGACGTAAAGCACCCGTAAAAACAGTTTTGAAATACGTGCCTGGTCTTGATTTAACCCCACCCTCTACCAATGGGATCACATTGCGCAATTGTCTTGCGCCATTGGCATACTGTTGAATATCGGTGCGTGTAGTTAGATAAGGCGATAACTCGCCTGCACTAAAGTTATTTTTGATGATTGAAGTTTTCATGGGTAGCGTACCTCAATCAAACTTGCTTCACCTTCTGCAAAGTCTTGTGCTGGTCGTTCCTGACCATTGATAGCTCTAGCCTGCTTAAGCAGATTCATTAATTTTTGATATGCACTGTCTGATTCCGCTTGGCTCCCAGTAATTGGCTTAGCGATTTTGGAACATAAATATAGCGCCATAGCCTCAGCGAGTAAGGAATCCCATGTTTCTTCATTATCATTGTCATAGATGTACACCAATTGAATTGAATCTTGATTTGATAAGATGTGGCGGTTTTCAAACTCATAACATTGAGTATTTGGATCAAAGACACGCAAGAAATCCCGTGGCAAAGGGAATGCATTTTTATAGCCGAATGTTGGATGTGTTGTTGATGGGGCTAAAACCACGCGCTTTTTTGCACATGACCAAGGATGCATCCGTAATAAGGATTTACGTGTAGAGTCATACAGCACAGCACATCTACGTGCGTTCTCTGTATTTTCATCAAAACTTATAATTGACTTAGCGCCACATAGGTTTAGCGCCTCATTGCAGATGCTTATATTTGTGGTAGTCATAAAGAAAAACCTCAACCATTTTAATTATGTTGGCTGAGGTTTTGAGTTGATTTGTTGAGTGTTAGACGCCAATCGGCTGAGCTACTGCACGAACTAAAGCCATAATACCTGTTTGAATATCAGTTTTCCCAATTGCTGCCCAACGCAATGGTTCAGCTGCTTTGAAGCGTTCAAGCTCTTGACACTCTTCACTAGCAAAATCATTAGGTGCAAGTTGTGAGTTAAATGCTGCAACTTTCTTCACTTCAAAATCTGTATCAAGACGACCGACCAACTCAGCTTGCAAAGCAAGCAATTCAGAACCTTTCTCTTTGATACGGTTCATTAAGTCAATTTCTTCTTTGCTGAGGTCACGATAACCCTTGATCTTGCGATGTTGGTTTTCCATTCTTAATCCTTTCGCTACGTTTACTTTGTTAAAAAGCACCCCACTGCCTGCCCACGGGTGGGGTGAAAGTGTTAAATCAAGAAGTCAATTGCAACGACCTTATCTTCGTTAGCACGACCTGCCGCCATAGACTGAACACCACCCATTTGCATGATGTTGTTTTTATCTGGACGTTCATTGATTTTGAATTGAGCAATTGGCGCATCGCCATAATGTGTAGATGTTTTTGTATACATCACAGTACGACGTTCTGTTGCACCACCAGCACCATTATCTAATTTGTTGTATGGCACCCAATTAATACCAAGCCATTTCTTACTTAATGAGCCTTCTTGCAGCATCTTAACTGCCATGAAGTCTGCACTTGTTAGTGTTGTATCAAGCAAGATCTGTTCAAGCATTGTTGAGTTATAAAGGATAGTGATTTCTTCACCATTTTCTTCATCACATTCGTTGTCTCGGAAAATTGATTTAGCTTTAACTAACTTCTGCTTTGTAAAGCCTGCACCACCTGCAAGTATGATTTGTGAAGAAGGCAAGGAAACAATACTTGTTTGCTCATCACCAGCATCATCAACAGTTTTACGTGAGATTGACCCAAGAATTGCTTTATAAATCACATCATCTACTTTACGCTCACGTGCAGCGAGCCAAAGTTTTGCATACTTATCTTGAGGACTTGCTTTTAATTTTGGTACGTCTGAGTGTTCAATTGGAATAAAGAGTTTTTTATCACTCATAATTGCAGTACGAACACCAGCGGTTGGAATCTGCCACGTTGTGTCTGAGAAACGAGCGTAATCCTCCATTTCCACAGTACCTAAATCGTTAATGGTGAATGAAGCACCTTGAATACGACCTCGGTTAGTAATTGTTTTCAACAATCGAGATTCCATCTGCTGTGTAGCCAGATCGAACGTATCATGGAATTGTTGAATAAAAGCCGATGTAATCTGGTTTTGATTCAATGTTGGCATATCGTTTTACCCCTGAAACTCTTTTTGATATAAGCGTTCAACTTGTGCATACACCTTTTTGTGATCAGGGTGGTTTGCATCCATGTACGCTTGGCTTGCCATTAATTCTTCACGACTTTGCCCCGAACTTTGTTGAGTGTTTTGAGGCGGCACATCTTCACCAAGCTGCTTACCGAAATGAGCAAGTAGTTTGATGACAGTCGGGTTGTTGCCAATTGTTGGGTTTTGGATTTCTTCACCGGAAAGGCCAGCCGCTTGAGCCGCTTTCATGGCTAATCCGATATTTGCCTGAGTCTCTGCACCCCACTCTTTTTGGAGTGTTTCTTTGCATGTCTCAGTTTGCATTTGGGACATCTGAGCCATGACTTCAGGAATGATCTGGTTGTACTTGTTCAGCACAAAGCCAAGCTGCTCGTTTGATAGACCTGCTTCATGAGCTTCTTTCAGGAACTCTTTGTTTTCATCAATTGCCTTAAACTCGTCAAAGTTAAAGCCTTCAATTTCAACGCTGTAATCGTCTGGCGTTGCTACTGTTGCAGGGGTAGTAACTTGCTCAGTTGCTTGCTGACCTTCACCACCTTGGCTTTCTTGACCACCAAGCAAAGTTGTATCTGTCGTCTCAGTGGCTTCAGTAGTGGTCGTTGTTTCTTGGGCTTGTTCAGTTGTCATCAGTAGTTACCTCAGATTGATTTTGTTGATTCGTTGTTGCTTTGTTTGCTTGGATGATGATGTGATCGACTACAAACTTTTTACCCGCCTTAAAGCAGGTCTCACGGTCAGCGTCATGACCACCCCGCGTATAAGACACACCGCCAAACAGGTTGACCAAATCGTCGAGGATGTCGCGGCCAATTGGGTTTGCTTCAAATAGCGTGTAATAATCCATTGGAGTTGGTTTACGCGGATAGCGTTGTCGAATGGCCTTATCTGCAACTAATGGCGCTTCTTCTTGTTTTTCTTCAATCCGCTCAAGTGCTTCTAATTTCTTGCTAGTCTCAGCGTGATCACGGACTTCATCCAAGTGCTTTTGATTAGCTTTCTCTAGGGCATTTTGTTGAATTGCAATGATCACAACTAAAGCGAACATTGCAGCTATGAAAATTAAATAAATCATTGCATTACCTCGCTAGCCATTCCTGTTATTAGGCTTGGGTCCTGTGTAACAGCGGCTTTTGCTCCATCGGCAATTACACCGCCCATCTGTTGAGCCATTTGTTGTTGCATGGCTTTTTGTTTCTCTTCTTCCATGGCTTTTTGCCGTGCAGCACGAAGCTCATCTACTTCTTCATCTGTACGTAAGATTGACTGCGGAACACCACGACCACGGGCTACCACGTTTGCAGCAGCATCTAGATCAACAACATCGAGAACTGATTTATCTACTTGTGCAAATTGAGTAAGCGCTACGACAAACTGTTCAGTTGCAATAACTTCATCTAGACGCTGAGCGCGTGCTAAAGGCGAGATAAACTTGAATGAAAGGTTTGCTCCCCATAGCTCACGAGGAGGCGGAGGCAATACACCAGAGCGCAAAGCAAGACCGAAGCAACGATCTAGCAAAGGCATTAAGAATTCAGATTGAAGACGGCCATATAACGGGCCAAGCTGCTGACGAATGATTTCTACACGAGTATTAATCTCTGTAGCTGTCATTTGCTGTGTGCCAATCGGTGGCAACTGATCAGCCATTAGCTTTTTACGGATGCCGTTTTGAAGGTTGTTAAGCAGATACTCAGCGATTTGGAAATTCACGCCATCATCAAGGCGCTTCATTGATTCAACGCTATTGGCTACAACAACCTTACGTGGACCAACCTTGATTGCATGAGGGTTTAAAACACCATCATCTTGAGCAATCCACATCCCACAAATTTGCATATCTGCTGCACGCAATGTTTGACGCACAAGCTCGTTACAGGTCTTAGCATCCGGTAATGCCACTGACATTTGACCGTTGCCATAAACTGAATTTGGCAAGCGTCTTAAGCGCGGAATAGAGCATGGAAACTCTTGATAGCCTGACTCTTTTAAGATGATTTGATGGTTCAGATCCACATGATATGAAGCGAAAGCCATATCAGTGTTTAGCTGTCCTGCACCTTTAGTTTTACGTGGCTGAATGACGTGCAACAGCTTAAATCTACGCTCTGGTTCTGTGCGTGCAGCATTAACAACATCACTCGCGCACTTGTCTTCACCATAAGCATTCACCATAGCTTCTGCGGTCATCTCATGCTCACGGTAAATGATGTCTACAACACCATTTGGACGACTTGAACCAATCCAGCAAGAACCGATTGGCCACGATTCAAATACATAACCACCGCCTTCTTTGTGGTCGATGTCAGTGTAGAGAACGCCCCAGCCTGCAACTGTTACATCGGTAATAGTCTCAAAGGCTTCACTGTCAAAGTTTGCAGCATGAATATTGCGCCACATGAACTGACAAACTGTTTCTAACCAACGTTCACCACCTGTGAGCTGGGAAATGTCATCAACGCCATCGGGTGCAGCCTGAAACCAAATAGAGTTAGCAGGCGTTACACCTGACATGATCATTGAAACAAGTAGTTGAATTGCTTCTGCTGCTGTTGAATCAACTAAATCTGCGCGCTCTTTTTCACGCTGTGATTTTGGATTATCGCCAATGAATGATTGTTGACGCTCTGGTGCTCCATATTTATAGCATTCACCCCAGTGCGCCTCATGAATAGATCGGCTGAGCTTCATTTGCCCAAACCGAGCGCATAACTGCTTAGCCTGAATATCCATCAACCACCGCCTAATGTAGTTTTATTATTTGGAACAGTTGAGTTCATTGAGCTTGCCAAGACGCTATCTTGCTTAGCCAAGTTACGCTGAGCCTTCTTTTTGTTAGTCTCTTGCGTAGCTTTCTCAGCAGCTAATTGCGCTTCTGCTTCTGGATCGCTTTGAACGACTTTAGGACTTCCGCACATGCTTACTCCTCCGTCCAAACATGACCCTTGCCTTCAACAAGCTTGAATCGGCCTTTAGCTTTAGGCGCAGTAGGTGCATTAGGTGATTGAGACAAGATTGCGTCTAGCTTTTGTTCTAGGCGCGCTTGCTTTTCTAGAATTGCAGTAGCCCATTCAGGAACTTCAGGCACATAACCTTCTGGGTTTTGGTCTGAATATTTGATGTCCGAGTTGTCGGCATCTTTAGTGATATGATCTAAAGCCGCCTCAGCCTGATCTTTAGTTGAAGTGTCTTGGTTTACTTCTGGCGTTTGTGCTTCTTGTTCTTCGTTCTGTGTAGCAGTCACACCAGGTGTTTTAATTTCTCGTTTAGCAGCCATGAAAAAGCCCCATTCGTTGTGAATAGGGCTAGTGTTGTGTTTATTAAGTTGGGGTTTGTTGGGTGATTAGTTGAGCCTTACTTTCTTTTATTTATGTAAATTGAAGTTAACGATTTGCGAAATATGTGTAACACCTTGATTGGTTCAGAATATTTACAAAGGAAAAACTCTCTAAAATAGTATGTTCCATTCAAAAATAGAGCCGCTTTTTTCTTTTCATATATTAGCAAATCGCCATTCCATGATGGCCGCTCCCAAATAGAATCCCATCTTTCTGCTACTGTAAAAAAACTATCAGCAGCACACACAATAAACTCACCATTTCGTGGACCTCCGACAACCTCGGTTGTAATAGCTTTAATGTTCATCGCCCTTTCTCATCTCATCACAATAGATACACAAATACGCCTTATAAATCCAGCAGTACTGGTACTCGTGGTTGCACTCTTTGAATGTGGTCATTAAACTGCTCCATTCCATTCAGACCAGTACGCGTTATAGAGTTTCAAAGCGTATTTGGTACAGGTTTCTACAATCTCATTGTCGTCGTTATAGTTCTGAACCTGAGGGTTGTTTCTAACTGATGAAAGGCATTCGTTTGTTGCCTCTCTAATATCTTTTGCATAAGTGATTCTATTTTTGCGAACTTGATCTAATGTCTGAGCCTCAACACCTTCGTCATAATCCTTTCTAGCGCATCCAGTTAGAGCCACTCCCACAAGTAGGATTGCGATTAATTTCATTGCTGTGCTCCTTCTGGACATGCTCTAGCCTTTCCATAAACCATGACAACTTGAGCATTGGTTTTAGCGCACTTCTCAATGCGTAATTCTGTCAAGTGGCGATCCCAAAGGAAGGCCACGACCAATAAAACGACGAGTAGTGGAATTAGGTATTTCATTTCTCATCCTCAAATGTTGTGTATGGATTAAGACCTTCAACTACTCGGTGACTTGATTCCCCCTTGAGCGCTTGCTCTAACTCTTTCACACCGCACACAATTACTTCTTCAAAAGTGGCAGTTGGATATTTCATTTCCTCAAGTACTTCTTCCATTGTTTGAGTTAAAGCTTCCACCCGCTTTTGCAGCTTCAGCATGTTTATGCCTTGTTGGATGTATAAGGTTTGCAGCTCGTCACGCTCTTGCTTGATCTTTTTAAAGTGAACTTCATGACCAATCACTTCACCGTGATGAGATGCTTTAAGCTCTGTAATTTCTTGATGCAAATCAATAATTGCCTGAGCCTTCACACGGTTTAAGCGCTCAAGTTCTGCAATGCGCCCATGATTACCTTTTATTGTGGCTTTAAGCTCCTCCACTTTCGCTTGCTGGTGCTGCCAAATAGCCCACAAATCAGACGCAAGAAAATCAATGTAGTCATCTCCACGCATCTCCAAAGCAACATCAACACTATAAAAACTATCTGCGTGATGCTCTTTGAAGTATTCCTCAAACTCTTCTCTACACTTATCCATTTTTGACCTCGCAATTCGGCGAAATGTGGTTTTCTATTCTGTCTAGGGTTTCTAATTCCCTCGAATCCGAGGGTTTATCAATGCGGCCAATGCGGTTTTCTGTGTGTGAGTCGTCAATTATCAACTCTAGAAAATTCTCATTAAGAACCTTTGCAAATTCTGGATGCAGTTCTTGTAGATTCCCAATTGGCTTGGGCAGAGTGGGCATATCAATGCGGCGGCCTGCTGCTATTTCTTCTGGCTCAGCTTTGCGCCATTGTTCCATTTGCGATTTATGTACTTGCCCATCATTGCAATAGAAATAGTTCTTACCTTCTGAAATAATTTGCAAAACGGGCATGAAGGTCTTGTCATATTTTTGATCAATTACAATGTAATCCCCGACTTTAAACTCACTCATGGCTGGCTCCTTAAATCTGACAAAACATGCATAGCTGAGCTTCATTGTTTCTTTGAGATGCTCGCTTGCTTGTGAAAACTGATTTACCTATCTGCTTTTCTACTTCTCGAACTTTCTTTAGTTGTGATTGACCAAAAGCATCGAATTGAAATGCTTTTTCTTTATTTCCATTCCCTCCAGCCAAACATGGAAAACAACCAACACGGTCAAAACCAAACGAATAAAGTGGATTGGCTTTATCTCCTAAAAAGTCAAAGACTTCTTTTTCTGTCCAGTCAACAATTGGCAAGCGCATCATCACGCCCATTTTTTCTAAATATTTTGGGTACTTGCTGGGCATAATTTCATGAGGAGCATATAACTCATCATCGATCTTTTGTCCGTACCTCTTCGCCCGTTGTTGGCTTTCACCAGAGCGCAAGCCATACCAAACTTCAAATCCGCAACCCTGCTGCTCTGCCAATTGTTTATAAAATTCTTTTCCCACATTGATCTTTAGATAATTGGTGCAAAAGTTAACGTTATCCGTTGGAAAGCGACCCCACTTAATACATTGATCAAGAACATTTCCATCATTGCGAGTAATGATCTCTACTTCATAAAGATCACGCATATTTTCGATATGCTCATAAGTCATTGGGTGTTCAAATTGGGTGTCACAAAACAAACCAATCACACTCTCTTTGCCGAAGTGCTCAATTGCTAAAGCAAGACAAGTCTGAGAGTCTTTACCACCTGAAACAGGAACAACACATTTAACGATTTGATTACTCATCCCCGCCTCCGTATATTGATTCGTGGTCTTTGCTTTCGATGCCTAATGCATAAATTGCTTCATCATCCTTAATTGCTTGATCCAAACGCATCACGTCATCCCACTCCCAACATGGATGAGCGAAAACCTCTCCATGACCTAATTTGTGTTCCCACGCATGTTGATCTTTCTGGTGGTACAACTCATTAACAGCAGCTTCATAGCCCCCAAGTGATTCAATAAGGTCTGCTGACTCCACTAGACGCTTTAGATCATTCACATGAAACGTTGTGCCATCACTGCATTGCACTAAAGCATTGGCAGAAGCAGCAACAACCTCTCGCGCCTTATCCAATCCTTGCTCACGAATAAAATGTTCTGGTTTCATTGTTGTAATTCCTCATCTAACTGAGCAGCGAATACGTCTAACGTTTCAAGTAGATCTAGCTGCCCAATATCGTATTTATATGTTTGCCATTCGCCTTCACGTGGTACGCGCTGTAAGCCTGTTTGCTCTTGCCACAACATAATGAATTGCTCACCGTGTATGTACTCTGGAATGGATCCAGTAGACCAAGAAGAAACAGTGCTGCCACCTGACACATCAAGGACATATGCAATCTTTTCGTGGGACCATCCAAGGTTGCGTAAATCTAGAATCATGCGGTTGAAGTCTGGGCGTTTATAGCCTCGGCGCTGGCGCAAGAATTCTTTGGCTTTTTTCTTAGTCTCGAGAAAACGCGCGCGTGCGCGAGGGTTGTCTGTAAAAGCTGTACTATCAACACGCATATTCACCTCTCACGCTCCTAAAACTGTCTTACATCCCATGCATTGTTTTTTGTATTCCAATGCACGGATTTAAATGAAAATGGATACAATTCAGCAGCTACTTTGATCTTTACTAGCGCATCATCTTCCCAATGGCCTTTGACCTCATGCACTTGCAACTCAAAATCACTTGTAAGTACGAAAAAATCAGGCTTATAAAACGTCTTTTCAGCTAATCGAAGGTTGATACAATCAAACTTGAACCAAAGGATTTCACCTTTCATTCTTTTGCTTTCTAGGTAGTCATTGTATTTACGCTCTGTTTTGTTCATAGCGCCTTGTTTTAATCTTCCTAGTACCCTTGCATCACTTTTACTTTTATCGCGATGTAATGTGCCTTTTTGTGAGTTATTTCGCTTGTTTTGAATTGACTCAAACTCTTTTTCGCTTATTCTCATTCTTCTTCTCCAATTTGATGATATTTTGCTGGGCAGTCTTTAGGCGCGATAATGTTTCTTGTGTGCATGTCCCAGTGTTTTTAACTCTCTCAACCAGACAAGCACTAACCCCTAGCTGTCTAGCAAGTGCAGCTTGCCTTCCATATTTTGAAGTCATCCAATTAACAAGTTGGTTTACATCGCTTGGATTGGCTCTCTCTGAAATCTTCTTTCGAGCAGTAGGTGCTGGAGTTTCTTGTTGTGCTTTAAGCTGCTCTAACAGGCCAGCTCTTCTAAGTTTTACGTACAAACATGCAGCTGCTCTTGTTTCAGCAGTCTTTAATCCATGGTTGTAAGCACAACGCAATGCCATCATTTCCTTGTAGTTCATTTGCCTAACTCCACCATGTTCAAAACAGAAATTTCCATTTCAGCAAGCACGTAATTTTTTAATTCGTGGTAGGTGTTGTTTTTGAATGCCTCATGCACTTCTTTAACCACGATCATGTCGAAGTAAGGACGCTTTCTTTTTTCCGCGATTGTGATTAATCGGAATTTAATTTCTGTTAGTGTCATACCGCCCTCGCATCTTTCCAGTTGCACTCAATGGTTGTGAGTCCGCCATGTTGGAAACGTGACCATAGGCGATCACCCAAATCTGATTTAAGCCCCTTAACCACTTTCCCGTTTGAATCTTGATAATCTTCAAGTGTCATGTTTGAAATGAGCATCGTTGCTTTGCATGCGTCATAGCGTGAGTAAAGAACTTTGTGTACTAGCTCTAAGCGCTTTTCACGGTCATGCAATCCGTACTCGTCAAGAATGAGCAAGTCATAAGTCGTGAACTCATAAATTACTGACTGCTCAGATTGATCTTTTGTGTCCTTGTCCCACGCTTTCATGATGCGTTGAGCCAATTCTTCGCTTGTGATGTAGCGTGCATAGTTGCCTTTCGCCAAAAGCGTTCTTGCAGTTGCACACGCCAAATGTGTTTTACCTGTTCCGGTACTTCCGACCATGACTAGGTTTTCCACTTCGCCCTTCACGATCTTCTTCGCAAAGTTAGCCGTTTGAGTTAAAGCGTTCTTCTGACCAGGTAAAGGCGTGTTGTAATTTCTGAACCCAGCGTTTTTGTGACGTTCTGGAATCATTGCCCCTGCAAAGTGTTTTTCACGTACTGACTTCTGAACTTCAAACGCATGTTCTTGGTTTGCTTTTTCCACATACTCGATTGCACATTGTGGGCAGCCTTGGAAGCCTCCCATGATGATTTCTTTCGTGTTGTGTTTAGTGCAGAAACCTGAACCTTGTAAAACTTCTGGATTAAGCATTGAGTTCATAGCATCCAATCCTCCAATTCAACAGGTTCACCTGCATTGCTGTAATCAGGATTGATGTTTTCCCATGCTGCATTCACATTTCGAGAATCGATTTGTTCTTGTGCCTTCGGTGCAGGCTTACGACTTGAGAAATTGCGTTTAATCCACTTCACGAAGTTTGTGTACATTTGGGTATCTGTAAGCAAACCCGCTTCAAGTTTTGTTGAGTAGTACCCGTTGATCTCAAGTAACCAACCATCGACTTCGGCTTGAGTCATTTTCGCGATACCTGATCTTTGTAACCAAGCATTCAACGAATCCAAATCTGGAGTCCAAAGTTTGAGCACTGTATCGACTGGATTTTCGCTACATGTATTTTCTTTAAAGTTTTCTTTAATATTTTCTTTTGTAGTGTCCCCATTTTTGGGAGTAGTCCCCTCCCCATTTTTGGGAGTAGTCCCCTCCCCATTTTTGGGAGTAGTCCCATTTTCAGGTAGTACCTTATTTTGGGATTGGTTTTCTAACAAATAATAGGTGTTTAATCCGCCAGTTTTACGCTCAACTTTGATTAAACTTTTCTGTTCAAGTTCTTTAATTGAGGCATAGACCTTATCTGTTTTTTTGATACCGCACGCTTCTTGAAATTGCGTAGTGGCAATCTTGTCTGAGTTGCGATTAAAACCAGAAGTCTGACGAATTATTAGCATCAAACATTTAAATGCCTTGTCGCTTAATTGCGCCATTATTTGCTCGTCAATTAAAGAGTTAGGCAATCTTGTGTAGCCTTCTTCTTTCTTTGACATATCTTGTCGCTCTTGTTTTGGAAACGGAATAACATCACCTTGTGGTGAGTCATGTTTATGTGCTAAATTCATATTTCAGTTCTCGTTTCATTGCTTTGCAGTGGAATGGCAGATAAGGCTCAATTGGTTGCGACAATTGGGCTTTTTTTGTGCCTGTGTTTTATGTGGATTTGGCGCCAGTTCAAGCTCAAACGGCTCAGGCGTATTCCTTGTATCTTCGGTAACTGTGGTCAGATCAAACTCAGCCTGTAGACTTCTAAGCAACTCCTCTACTTCTTGGATGATCTTCATGCCAGCGTCTCTCATTAATTCTGAAAGCGTCATTTTTCGTGACTTAGCTATACGCTCTAAAAGAATCTTTTCTTCATCTGTGCATTTATGTGTGATGCTTGCGGTTAATTTCTCAGCCATGTCACCACCTAAGCCGCTTTGATCGTGTGTGGGATGTTGGGATTTACAAGCAATAATTTAGAGGCCGAACCTTCAGGAACCATATCGCCCCATAAACTAACTGCTTGTTTACTAATCCCAATTGCTTTTGCCACACCGACTTTGGTTTTGAACGCCTGAATGGCGTCACTTTTCTTCATCAGTACTTGCACTTTCTTTACTCCAGTAAACAAAGACAAGTAAAGCATACTTTACTTAATAAAATCAAGCAAACTTTACTTATAAAAAGTTAAGCTAGCTTTACTAATTTGGGAATTTTTATTATGTCTTCGCTTCAAGAACGCATGCATCAAGCCAAAAAACACTACGAATCAACTCGTAATAAAAAACTAAAAAACACAGAAATGGCTGAATTCTGTAAAGTAAGTAAAGCAAGTGTTGGTCAGTGGTTTAATGGACCAACAAAAGAACTGGATGGCAGTAACTTGACTCTTGCAGCAGAATTCTTAGGTGTTAACCATAAATGGCTTGCTGGCGAACGTGCCCCAATGCTGCTAGATAAAAAATCAGATGCGAATGTAGTATTTAATAATGATGAAATTAGCAAAATCCCTGTACTAGATTATGTACAAGCTGGCCTTTTTAACTCTGTTGGTTACGATGGGGTAAATCCAATAGGTGAAACTTATACGACTTATAAATCCGCAAAAGAAAAAAGTGTGTTTAGCCTAACTGTTCAAGGGGACAGTATGTTGCCCGACTTTAAACCAGGTGATCTTTTAACAATCGACACAGCATTAATGCCTCAGCCCGGTTCTTTTGTGGTAGCTCAAAACGGTGATTACGAGGCAACTTTCAAGAAGTATCGAGTAATTGGATATGATGATTTTGGAAGGGAAATTTTTGAGTTAGTTCCTTTAAATCCAGACTACCCAACACTTTCATCACTTAATCACAATATATCAATTATAGGTGTGATGGTCTTACACATGAGGAAATATAAGTGAATGGATTAAATAAAATATGGGAATTTGGCTCGAAAGAGCCAATTCAGAGGATAGGCATCTTATTTTTAACAGTAGGGATTATTTCTTTATTATCGTGGGTTTATAAAGAGAACTTAGATTTAAACCAAATACTAAATCCTGAATATTTTCCTCAAAAAAGAGATGGCTTTTTCTTTCATTTATTTTTGTATTTTCTACCGATTGGCTTTCTGCTTTCTTGGGGGTATTTCTTATTATTAAAAATTAAAAGGTGGGTCTTTTATAAAAAACCATCTGGGGAAAAATTAATTTTTAAGGACAATCTGTCAGCCTTTTCTTTTGCAACTACCATCCACAAGCCTTTATTTGAAAAAAATCAAATGAGTTTTGGGATAATTCAAGAAGTTATTCATAATAATAACTCTATCCAAGGTTTTTTAGTTCAATTGGCAAATAGTGAAGGTACAACTTTAGTTGCTGGAATTAATGATAAGTATCAAAACTCATTAGGTAAAAATGACTTAGTTTATTGGGGGTTTGTCAGTCCATCAAAAGAACATTTTAAATTTGAGGCGTCAGGTTATATTTTGGCTTTATTAGAGCCTGAATATGATGTAGATAAAAAAGAATGGTTAATTGCAAAAGACTTAACTAAATAAATTCTAAATCGCTTCGTCCGAACCACTATGCATATAGTGGTTTTTTTATTGCCCATACAAAAAAGTAAAGTGTACTTAAAAATAATTAGTAAAGTAGGCTTTACAATGTCTGCAAGGTAAAGTATGCTTTACTCACCTTATAAACAAAAACCGCCATAGGGGTCGAAGTCTAGGCGGTTTGCATCAAATGCGGAGATAAGTATGAATATAAAAGCCAACATAGTCAAATCCATGGGATTCGTAGGAGTAGTTAGTGCTCTAACTGCTGCTTATGCATTTACCCCAGCTAACAACGAACCTGTAACGGTTGCAGCTCCTTTCAAAGTTGAATCAATCGACCCTGAAAATGAACAAGCAGTACTTCAAACTGCAAATGAAAAGTTCACATTAGAAGTTGATTTTGATGCTCAGTACTCAATTGATGGCAACGGCTATCAAGCTTGGCGTGAAGTTGAAATTAACGAGATTAAAGACATTCGCGTTTATGACGAAGATGGCGAGGTATTGGCTTACGTTGATCGCTTAGACGTAGTTGAGATTAAAGATCTTATCGAATCAGGGATTAGAGAGCGCATTTAAGCGCTCCATGGTGAATGTCATGAATGCACATCCTGAAATTATTGAAGTTTCAAGACTTCAAAATCTTATAAAAGATTCTGTAAATGCATTGCTTCCACTTTCAAGTGAGAAAGACACAGTAATCACTGACGGTGGCAATTGGATTCATCTTCGCTATGTAGGTCGCGGTACTGAGCAAATTCAATTAGAGCTAAGTGATCAGTTCTCTATTAAAACAAAGATCGCCTACTTGAGTGAAACTTTAAAAAGATTGGCTGAAATTAGAAATGAGTTGAGAGGTGGGTGATGGAGTGGATTAGTTGTGAGGATCGCTACCCAAGTCCAGATGAGTGGGTTCTTGGATTTATCAATGATGGTCAAGGCACTACAGGTCACGAAATAGTTTATTGCCATAACAAGAAGTTTTATGACAGCAAATATGAACTACCGATTACCCACTGGATGCCACTACCAGAACCACCAAAGAATTAGGAGAAGATTATGAATGCGCCAGTTTTGGTACATAACATGTCGAATGCAGCGTATCACGCTCATTCGGCTGTTAGTAGCTCTCAGCTTAAAACCATTCTGCGTTCTCCTGCCCACTTCTTTGCTGAGCATATGAGTGATAAGGAACACAAGCAGACTCCTGCAATGGCACTTGGTACTGCGGTTCATGTTCTATTCCTTGAACCAGAAGTTTTTAACGATGAAGTTGCAATCGAACCAATCGTTAATAAGCGAACAAATGTAGGTAAAGAAGCAATAGCAAAGTTCTTACAGGACAATGCAAGCAAGACAATCATTACCGAAGAACAATATCAAGCAGCCGCGAAAGCTGCGGAAGCAATGAAACGCCACCCAATGTACAACATGATTTTATCGGGCGGTATTCGTGAAGCTTCTATCTTTTTTGATGATGAAGAAACAGGTCTTGAATGTCGTATTCGCCCCGATTGGCATGTAGCACCTGAGACAAGTGAGTTCTTCCCTAACGGGTTAATTGTAGACATCAAAAAGACAACTGACGCGCGTGCAAATGCATTTTCAAGAAGTTGTCAAAACTACGATTACTCACTTTCAGCGGCTATGTATATCAATGGATACAAGGCTTATTACGGTGATGAATACAACCCTTCTTTCCTATTTTTTGCAGTAGAAGAAGACGATCCGCATGAGTCAATCATCTATTACGCATCAGATGAAATGCTGTTTATTGGTGAGCAGAAACGCCGATCTGCAATGCTAACTCTACTGCAATGCAAAGAGTCAAATGAGTGGCAAGGCTACACAAAACAGATTCAACCAATTGATTTGCCTTTATGGGCTAAGAAAGAATTTCTAGGAGAATAACAATGAATATGCTTGCAACATTAAATCAAGGCATTGTTCCTCAAGCTGAAACAGCAGCAAACGTACTGGCAGCTCAAGCAAAGGCACAAGTTGAAGCACGTTATATGATGGCTATGCATCGTCCTAGAAATTGGGATGCTGTGCGTCAAGACCTTTTAAAGGAATGCCGTCGTCCATCATTTGCAGATAATACATCTACCTACTACAAAAAGCCTGTGGGCGGTGGCTCATCTGTGACTGGTTTAGGTATCCGCTTTGTAGAAGTAGCTATCCGCTGCATGACAAACATCCTTACTGAAACAACCATGATCTTTGAGGATGATCACAAAGAGATTCACCGTGTCTCTGTCACTGATCTTGAGTCAAATACTACCTACCCTCAAGACATCAAGATCAACAAGACTGTTGAGCGTAAATCTAGCGCAGGCCGTGAAGTTGTTAGTGAGCGTTTGAATAGTACTGGTCAAAAAGTATTTGTGGTTGTTGCTACAGAAGACGAAATGCTTAACAAGCGTAATGCTGCAATTTCTAAGGCGATTCGTAATGCTGGGCTTCGTATCATTCCGGGTGATTTGCAGGATGAAGCAGAGCATTTAATTCTGCAAACCCGTCAAAGTGGCATCAAAGAAGATCCAGAGAAGTACCGTAAACAAATTGTAGATTCATTCAACAACATTGGTGTTAAAGCGCAAAACCTTGTTGATTATATTGGCTGCCCTCTTGATCAGTGCTCACCTGCCCAAATTGACGAATTGCGCGCTGTCTTTGGTGCAATCAAAAACGGTGAAACTACATGGCAAACAGTTATTGCTGAGAAGAACGAGCAAGAGTTATCAGAAGGCAAAAAAGCTCCTTCAAATGACATCAATGCAGTAAATCAAGCAATTCAGCAACAAGGGTAAGGTGGCAGCATGACAGATCAAGAATACAGAGGGAATATGAACTACCCTTTTCAAGATCATATCGTTTTGAATGTCGAAGAAAATGTTGTTCCTTTTCCAAGAACAAATCTGCGTAAGTGTCAGCATGCACAAGTAGAGATTGACACTAAAGCTTTAGAGCTTACATGCATGAAGTGCGGAGCAAAAGTAAACCCTGTGATGTGGATCAAAGACACTATGAAATATTGGTCCCAACAACAAACAAGGATTACAGAGCAGAAAAAACAGATTAGTGAAGACCTTGATGAGCTTAAGAAAAGAGCCAGAACCAAGTGTCAGCACTGCAACAAGATGACTGCTATTAACTTAAAGAATTTTAAATTTACAGTAATTGGGTGATGACATGACAGATTTGAATAAGGAACGAGAGCTATACGAGTCAGTAATTGAAAAGACTCAAGGCATAAAAATGGAGCATCTTGTTGGGATTAGCTTCAATGCAGAAGCAAATCAGTATGAAATTAGTGGTGAAAAATGGGCATGTGAATTAACGGATGCTTGTGAAGAGCTAAATACTGGATGGTTCATTTGACAAGAATGTGTAAAAGCCAAAGCTCAGGCGGTGCAACAATCTTTTGAGATTGGTCGTCTTCAAGATCGAATCACTGAATTGCTTGATGAAAGACAAGATTTGTATGCACAGATTAATAATGATCAGGCGGTGCCAGATACTCAACAAAAGCTTACTGATACATATTATTTGGAAGGCTCAGATTATGTAGTTGATTGCCCTTTCGAATATGACATTGAAATAGATAAGGGAGAAGTGCTTGAGTTGCAAAAATGGCAACGTACTGAGTCAACAAAAGTATATTTTGCAAATATCTATAAAGATGAAGATAACTTTGAAATTCTTCAATTCGCTTCAAAAGCCGAAGCTGAAAATGCAGTTGCAGAAAACTTGAAGTTTTTAGAAGCAAGCGAATCGGGAGCTGAACAATGAGCATAACTCTTAATGGTCACCAATTAAAAAGCCTTCTCGAATTTGTAAATCCAGATGGTGAAAATGATTTAGATCAACTTGAAACTGAACTAACTATTAAATTTTTTGAAGATGGGCACAGTGGCAAAGGCTATTACTTTTGGATGACCGAATATCCAGAGGAAGGCAGCATGTTGTTGGATGTTGAATCGGGAGCTGAGGGATGAGTGAAAAATACAGTTTTCTATTATTGGTTATGGCTATTTTTGGAATTGCATTAGTACGAACTGGTAAATATACCGATAGTTTTGTATATGCAGTTTCAATAGCTTATCTGGTGCTTTTTGTTCTGACTCACTTCAAGCCGATCGTTATCAATAACAATGATTTTTCAGGCTCAAAAGTGAGTTTGGAAGTAGATAAAGAAAGCGGAAAGTAAGGAGGGGTGAAATGACAGCGATTGCAAATATTGGTAGTAACTTTGTTGTAGCGTTACCACCTTCAGATATTTGGCTAAATGATTCTCAAGCTGCTGAGTTCTTGGGATATCGAGATGTACACTTTAAGGCAGCAGTTTGCTGCCTGCCAACCTTCCCTAAACCGCGCTATGTTATTAAGTGCGGTCAAGGAAGACGCTGGAACTTGGCAGAGCTATCAAACTGGTTAAGAGAACAATCAGATGATGAGCCAAAGAAAGGAAGACCACGCAAACGGGGCTAATCTAGCCTCGTTGCAATTTCACTTGCAGTAGCATTGTAATAGACCATCAAGCTTCTTAAGTCTTTATGCCCAATCATACGGGCCAAGTCTAAAACTTCTAATTTCCTTGCAAGGCGTGTACAAGCCTCATGGCGTGTATCATGGAAATGCAAATCAGTGATTTGACATCTATCTCTTAATTTACGCCAAAGCGTATCAAAGCTTTGGGAATTACAAGTAAAGACCTGCTTTTTATCAAGACCTTTTAATAAAGTAAGCAACTCAACTGCACGCTTAGATAGTGGTACATTTCGCTTAGTACCATTCTTTGTTTCAGTTAAAACTAGGTATCTATCTTTTAAATAAATACGATCCCAAGTTAAACCAACAATCTCACCAGCGCGCATAGCTGTCTCAATCGCAAAGAGAAAGGCAATAATAATTTGCTGCGTAGAGTTTACCGGGACATTGTTATCCCAATTTGCTGCAAGACATAATCTATCAATTTCATCTTGGGTAATTCGTCTATCACGGTGCTTTGATGGTGGGGGTAAAGTCAAGTCAGCCATAGGCGACTCTTTAATCCATTTCCATTCTTTCCGGGCTACAGTAAATAAAGAAGCTAAAATATTTGCTTCACGTCTGACAGTAGCGCCTTGCACTTCTTTTAACCGGGAGTCACGCCACTGGACTAAATCGTCAGTGGTAACTTTTGACAACTGTTTTTGGCATAATTTCTTATACTCACGTTTAAAGAAAGCCATTCGCTTAACTTCATTCTCATGAGTTTTCTTCTTTATACTTACTTCATTAAGATAGCGTTCAATTGCTTCTAAAAATGAATGGTCCGGAAGTTTTCCATGTGACTGTTCACGTAATTGAGTCTCGCGTTTAGTTGCCCAAGCCCTAGCCTGCGCTTTTGTATCAAAGGTTGCACTTTCGCGAATTCCGTTTACACTTATCTCGGCTCGCCATGTGTCGTTGCGTTGTCTAAATGAAGCCAT